TGTTATTGTAGGGGCTGCTGTAGCTGTTGGTGTAGCTGCTGCAACCGTACCAGTAACTCCAGGAGTTGCCATTAATTCATTAGTCTTTACATTTTGCAATTGAGGAGATATAGTAGTCCCCGTAGGCATAGTAGGTTTAGTTAATATAGATTCAATTAATGAAGTAGCCTTACTAGAAGTTGTTTGATTCTTCGATGTAGGTTTGACTGCTCCAGTATCTAGATTTACTGTATCTACTGTTGCTCCTGCTGCAGGTTTTTTTGTTGCCATTGTTTATCTTCCTTGTCGATTATATTTTTTAAATGTTGATCTTTTGTTTAAATTCTTTCTATGTCTTCCTGGTCTTTTCTTAGGTTTTGGTCTTGGTACAAAATGTACAAAATTTACTCTAGCCATAATTATCTTGCCGTTGTAGGCACTCCATTAGAATTTACAAAGGGTGCTTCTGCGAAAGCCATGTAGATGTATGTATGACTATCGCTATTACCACCAGCATCATTTACTCTTTGTTTAAATCCGTTTGATAATATATCTATAGCAGCTGCACTGGAATCATCTTGTTCAGCATAATTCTGATTAGGAAATAAAACTTTATTACTTTGGTTAAATGGATTTCTTTTAGTATCATATAACTGCCAAGATTGTCCAGTAGTACTTGCTTTGGTTATTATAAAAGCTGGGCGAAATCCAGTGTAAATAAATGATCCATCCGTACTCGAATTACCTACATAAGAGCCAAACTTAGAGTAGCCCTTTTTCTCTGCGAAGCAGTAGGCAATCATGGTTGATGTTATACTGTCATTCATAGAAAAAACATTAGCTGTTGGAGTTGTGCTATCCCATATTGAAGATGAAATTTTTGCGTTAGTGCCTTGAAGTACCATTCTATATCCATTACCAACTGCATTAAAATAACTATTCCAAGAACCACTGTTATTTAGTTCTTTTGTAATAATTACTTGAGGTATAGCTCCAAGACCGTGACCTATTGTTGAATCACCTCCATCATGTGTCCAAGAACAAACACTAAATCCAGCAGCGGTATTTACAGAGACAGTTGAATTTATACTTCCATTTGTATTTGATGAGCCTGAGCCACCAGCTTGCCATTGCCAACCAACCATACTATGACCACTTACATTATAGCTATAACCAGCAGCATCATTTCCTATAACAGTTTGCGTAGCACCAAAAGTTACTCCTTTTGCTGCACTATCAATATCTGTTCCTTGTGCTGCGGCACTTCCATCTGAAACTAATAATGGTGCGTTGCCACTTCCTGTATAATGACCGCCTCTTACACTATCAAAAAGACAATGCCTTATAGATGAATCTCTCCGCTTCATCCAAAGTAGTCCAATGTTATCCATAGTTAAAGTTTGTGAAGAGCCATTACCTGTATAAAGGGTTGTATCAAAATAAATTGTTGGGTCGTCTACACTTGTGTAAGCCATTATCCAAACTCCGCTAAATTTTTTGTGTTAAGTGCATAAAAATCTTTTGATGCTCCATCAAATGTACCAGAGCTAGGGTCATACTCAAAATTACCATAGCCATTAGCATCTGTATTTCCTGATGAAATAGATGAAATAGGACTACCAAAATTAATTTCATTAACAAGGGTAAGTGATTGTCCATAATCTCCAACAGCAAAAAAATAATGTCCTAATGGTGTAGATGCTGCGGCAGTTATTGATATTCCTGTTCCACTATTTTGCAGTGTACCATTTTTTGCAAAATATAATTTGCTATTATCTAAATCTAAATAACACCCAATTACATCTCCTTGGTCATAACTATCACCATATGAAGTAGAATTATTACTTGTATAATATTTACCACTTTCAGAATAATAACCATACTCATAAGCATTTTTTCCTAAATAACCTGTATTTGTAATTTGTGAACCTTTAATACCTACTAAATTATAATTATCACTATTACTTCTTGAAACATATTTAACTTCAAAATACCATTTACCTTGACTTACAGCTATACTTGACACATTTGGTGCATAACCACTTGTACTATCAGTTGTCTGTTTAAGATTTCCTTCTGATAAAGAATGTGGCGTTAATTGATTATCTAAAATATTTAATATTGCAAAATTATTTGTACAAGTATCGAAGGACTGATCTATAGCAGCTAGACCACTTGATGCAAAATGATTACCATTACCTGAACTATCACCACCTAGTCCGTTAGAATTTTGCCCTGTTGAGGGTCCTGGTGCGTTTAAATAAAATCCATTTGTACCAAAGGTTAAACCAGATACATCTTTTGGTTTCCATATTGTCGGACTATCTTCGTCAAATTCTCCAAATGACGTTGGATCTAGTTGTTGCCCATCAATTAATATCATTTCTGCAAGATAACCATCTAAAGTAGGACTATTATTTCTTATAGCACCCCATTGAACTTCATAATTATTATCATTAAAAGGTGTGTCATAGTTTTGACCTGGGTAATTAGATTTTGAAAAACTTGTTTCTTGAACACCATTTACATATAATTTTAATCTATTACTTCCTGTTCCTTGTGTTGTATCTACTGCTAAAACAAAATGATACCAGGCATTAGGGTCTTTAAATACTCTGTTTGTTTTTAAATTAAATTCTTCACTACCATTGCTAGCAGAGCCATACCAATTTATTATTTGAGTATTGTCAAATCTAAAATCAAAATAAGGATTTGACCCACTTAAATCACCAGCAAAAACAGGATTTTGTTCAGTAGTTATACTAGTTTTCTTTAACCAAAAACTTACTGTAAATGTTCGTCTATTTGATGCAGAGCTGTTTGTTCTTGTTATACTATCACTACTACCACTGTTAAATCTTAAGGATCTATCTACATTAAATCCTGTAGCTGCTGTTGCTGATCCTACATTACCTGATAAAATTAAAGGCATTAAGACTCCAGTCTTGGAAGCTCGCCTAATGGTCTAGTAAATGAGCCATCCTCTTGTTCTGTATATGTGTATAAAGTCTCAAGAGCTGGAGTATTACTTGCATTTGTAATAGCTGTTTCCATTTCAGCTGCTTTAGTTCTTACTGCTGCTCTATGAGTTGTAATAGATGATGGTACTGCTGTACCTGCATCTGCTTTTCTAACTATATACCAATCTGTATCTTGCAATATTCCTGCAGCTTGTTTTTTAATTGCTTGTATTAAATTATATTTTAATCCTCTATCTTTAATATCACCAACAGATTTATCAGAAGGTAGATCTCCATTATCGCTATCTGCTTGTGTCCATAAAGTATCTGCATGTGCTTTAGCTGTAGCCGTACCATAAGCTGCAGTTACAGTTCCAGCAGATGCATTATATGTAAAAGTTTGATTGGTATTAATGTACCATTGTTCATCTTTTTTATTACTATTATCAAATGTTACTGCTATAATTCCAATAGCTGCTAATTCACTTGCAGTCCATACAGAAAATATTTTTGCTGGATATTGAACATCTCCTATAGTTATTGCTCTAGGATGATTGACATACCTAGATATTGATCCGTCTGTTACTATTGCGTACATATTATGTTAACTCCTATTAACTTTCACTTAAATTTAATGTTCTACCTACTTCTTGCCATACAGCACCATTGTATCTAAATACTAAAATATCTGTTTTACCATCTGTGCTTGTTGCTGTAGGTGCAGTTGATGCTGCAAATTCAAATACTGTGTTCCAAGCAATTGTATGACTTCCGTTGTAATTAATTTCAACACAAATAAAAGCACCTTCTACTGCGTTACTTGGTGCAGAGAAAGTAGTATTTTCTGAAGTTTGATGGTATGCGTTTGGTTTATCTGTTGCATCCCAAGCTACTGCATTTGATGAAGATGTTAATGCTTCTTGTGTTACATTAGCTGCACCATTATTAAAAGTAACAGGTACATTAAAAGTTGAAGTGTCATTACCAGCATCTATTAAAAATGCTGAAACTTGATTATTTGATTCAACTCTAAAATCTATATCTGCAGAGTCTTGATTAAATACCGTTCCACCAGTTTCCATCACAACTCTTGATCTCATAGTTCCTGCACTCATAGTTTTAATATCGAATGTAGCATCTTCTGTTCCATCAGAAACATCACTAATAATTGTTTCTATAACAGCACTTTCAGTTTCTTGACCAGCATCGTTGTTAAATATAAATCTAATTTCACCTGTGTTATCAGAATCAGCAGGTGAAGAAGAATTTCTATAAAACTTCATAATAGGACCATTACCACTACCTGGGTCTGTACTTTGTATTTGAAATGTATTAGAGCCTGTTCCGCTATTTACTACTAGCCCTGTGTTGTGTAAATGAGTTAAAGTAATATCACTATCAGCACCAAAATGTATAACAGAGGAATCACTTAGTAAAAATAAATCATCACCAACAGTTACATCTGAACCAGCAGTTACATCTGAATTAAATGTAGCTGCTCCAGCAGCAGACATATCTAATGTTAGTGCAGTTACAGTTGAACCATTATCTATACCTTTAAAAACTATATCTGCATCATTAATACTAGAATGTATATTTAGATTATTACCTGATAAATTTAATTTACCATATTCACTTCCTCCTCCATCAAAACGTATATCACCACCCCCTGCATCAAGAGTAATATCACCTGCAACATCAATTGTTAAATCACCACTTGATAAATCTATTTCTGTACCATCAATTGTAATGTTATCTACAACAACACCACCATTTGCTGTAAGTTTATCTACTTGTAAATCTTCATGTGATGAACCAAGTTTTAATTCAAATGTAGGACCTGTAGTATTGTAAGTAAATGAAGCATCATCACCTGAACCACCTTCTAGTGTAATACCTGCACCATTAACAACAGCACTTGTACTATTACCACTATCTAATACAATATTATGATCATTTAAATTAACTGTTGTTGAGTTTACAGTAGTTGTTGTTCCCGATACAGTTAAGTTACCTTCTAATGTTACATTAGCACCACTAAATGTCATAGCAGTTGTAGTGCCTGATTTTATAAGAAGTTCCCCGCTATTGTTTGTTGCACTACCAAAAGTTGTTCCTCCATCTTTAAAAAATATATCTCCACCATCTGCATCAAGAACAATATCTGTAGTTGCATCAAGTGTAATGGTAGAACCAGAATCTATCTCAGTAATTACAGGTGTAGTTAAAGTTTTGTTTGTTAAAATATCTGTTGATACTAGAGATACTAAAGTTGAATCAGCACCAGCAGGTAATAACATAACATTTGTAACAGCTGCTGAGTGTGGTTGAGATTTTAAAATTTGACCATGTGAATTAGATTCACAATTAAATTGTATAGCACCTGCATTTGTATTACCTCTAACAGTTACATGACCTGTTCCTTTTGCTTCTATGTCTAAATCAATATTAGAATCACCACCTGTAGCTTGTAATTTAGGGGGATTACCTGTTGCAGCGTTTGTAATATCAAAATGATTGACTGCTGAAGACGTTGTTTGAAATATAATATGCTCATTACCATTTTCGTCTCTAATTCCATGACCATCATCAAAATCAACCATAAAAGAGTTTGTGTCTAAGTTGCCTCCTAATTGAGGTGAAGTATCTTCTACCACATTTGATATTGCACTTGATGTAGCTAATCCAGCTACAACTGCTGATCTTGCAATTTTTTTAAGACCGCCACCTGAAGTATCAACTGCTAAAAATACATCATCATTAGCTACTGTAGATATTTCTGATAAACCACCTACTGCTACTGAATTAAAATTTGTACCATCTGCAACTAAAATATTACCTGCAGTATTTGTGCCCATAGTAATATCATCACCAGATACTGTAAGATCTCCAGATATAGTTAAATTTCTAAATCCAGTTAAATCTTTATTAGAATCTACTATTACTGCTTTTGAAGCGGACACAGTTCCTGCTGTAATACCATCAACTAAATTTAATTCTGCTGCTGTTGATGTAACACCATCTAAAATATTTAATTCTGCTGCTGTTGAATCGACTGCTGCAAGTTTTGTAAAATCTGCCTGTACTAATCCAGAAACTCCATCTAATAAATTAAGTTCTGTTGCAGTACTTGTTACTGCTGTACCATTTATAGATAATGCATCAGTTTCTAATGTACCATCTATATCTGCATCACCAGAAATATCTAATGTAGCTGCATCTAATTCACCTGAGAGAGTAATGTTAGTAGCACCTGTAATAGCACCATTTAAAGCTACAGCACCATTTATATCAATAGTAGTAGCTGCTATTTGTATTTCTGTATCTGCAACTAAATCTAACTGACCATCTGCTGATGAGTTAATATATATTGCAGTATCTCTAAATTGTAATTTTTCTGTAGTTGTTAATAATAAATCATCTGAGAATTGAAAGTAGTCTTCATCTTCCATCCATGTTACTACACCATCATTTGATTCACCATCGAAAGTTACGGCAATATCTGTCCCTGCTGTAGCATCACCAATAGTGATTGCTGTGCCTAGTAATTTTGTAATTGGTCCACCTTCTGCAGCTGTACCATCATGAGTGTGCCCTGAAGTTACAGCAAATGCTGCAAGAATCTGATCAAATTCTGCATTTATATCTGCTGCTTCAATGACTCCACCATCAACAATAGCTGATGAACTTTGTCTTGTATATGTTGCTCCCATTTACCTTCTTCCCCCTGGTGTAAATTCTAATTGAAATCCTTTTATTGCAAAAGGTGAATTAGTGCTAGTGTCTGTTATTTTTAATGCTACTGCAAACCCTGATCCTTCTACTGATTCTCTTGTAATAGGTAGATCACCTTGACCATATGCTGCTGTACCAAATAATCCTGTTCCAAAATAAGCTCCACTACCAGAAGATGCTAAACTAATAACAGTTGGTTGAGGAGTATTTATATCATCATAATTATATCTTACAAATAAACTAGAAGTTGTAATACCTTCAGGCTCCCAGTTTATATTAATTCTATCCATTGATTTTCTAATACCTGCATCTCCCATTGTCATATCTGGAGATCTGTATGTAGCATCAATAGCTACAGTTGAACTTGCTGTTGTAAATACATTACCTGATTCTTGTAAATATACATATCCATCATATCCACCATGAACAATTGTTTCTACATTACTAATATAATCAGAATCACAACTTGAAATTTTTAAACCTTTTATATCTGCATATTCAAATCCTAATTGTCCTGTATTTGGATTTGTTTTAATTACAGCTAATAAACCTTTTGAACTACTTTCTAACCCATTTGTTTTTGGATAAAATATTCTGTACTGAGATTTATTTCTAACTACTGTTGCTGTAACATTATCATATCCAATCTCATTAATTCGTTCTTGTACTTGTTTTGAAATAGTACCTAGTTCAACGTCACCAATTCTTTCTGTACCTGCAACTGTTCTTAAACCATCTGCTGCA